GGACAAGTTAAGACGAGATGCCTCAAAGGGTATCTACCACAGATAAGGAGGACACCAGCATGAAATGGCGGCAGATGGGCAAAGAAATCAATGCCGAGGGCACGACGGTCACTTACTGGGCCGATGAGCGCCCCATCACCATCGAGAGCCGGAGACGGCACATCCCGCACGCCAACGGCAAGCCCGGCACATGGGACCACACAAGCTACTTCGTGCTCTGGAAAGGGCATGAGGTGAAGGAGTGCTGGACCCTGCGGGATGCCAAGGCATTCGCAGAAACCTATCAGGGCAAGTAAGCCCACACAAAAAAGGAGGAAAGCATGGCAACTAAGATCATCTCTCTTGAGGCCGAGAACGTCAAGCGACTGAAAGCGGTCCACATCACACCGTCTGAGAATGGCCTGACCATCATCGGCGGGAACAACAAGCAGGGCAAGACGTCCGTTCTGGACGCTATCGCCTGCGCACTCGGAGGCGCCAAGTACAAGCCGTCTGACCTGACCCGGAAGGGCTCGGTCATCCCGGCCCGCATCAGACTGGAGCTGTCCAACGGTCTTGTTGTGGAGCGCAAGGGCAAGAACGCGGCGCTCACCGTCACGGATCCGGCAGGACGCAAGGGCGGCCAGACCATTCTTGACGAGATCATCGAGACCATGGCGCTCGACCTGCCCAAGTTCATGGCGGCGTCCGACAAGGCCAAGGCCGACACCCTGCTCCGCATCATCGGCGTGGGCGACCAGCTGGCCAGACTGGAGCACGACGAGAAGGACACCTACAACGAGCGGTTGTATGTCGGCAGGGACGCTGACAAGAAGGAGAAGGCCGCCGAGCTCATGACCGCCTACAACGACGTGCCGGCGGAGCTGATCAGCGTGGCCGACCTCATCAAGGAACAGCAGGAGATCCTCGCCAGGAACGGACGTAATGAAGAATTCAGGCAAAAGGCCAGCGAGCTTGAGAAAAAAGAAGCACTCGCATGGGAAAGGGTGACTCTCGCACAGGCAGAGCTTGAGAAGGCACAAGCTCGGCTCGAAGAGCTCACAAAGGAATTCAACGAAATTTCCGAGGAGAAAGAGGCCGCCTTCTTCAACGCCTCGAAGCTCGAAGACGAAAGCACAGCCGAGATCGAGGAGCGCATTGCCAACATCGAGGAGACCAACCGCCGGATCCGCGCCAACCTGGACAAGGAACGCGCCAAGGATGAAGCCAAGCAGCTCCGGTCCAAATACAACAACCTCACGAGCGAGCTCGAGAGCATCCGCAAAGCGAAGGCCGACCTGCTCAATGGTGCAGACCTGCCGCTTCCCGGTCTCAGCGTCGAAGACGGCGTCCTGACCTACAACGGCCAGAAGTGGGACTGCATGAGCGGTGCGGAGCAGCTGATTGTGGCTACTTCCATCGTCCGGAAGCTCAATCCGGAGTGCGGATTCGTGCTCATGGACAAGCTGGAGCAGATGGACCTCGGAACGCTCAAGGAGTTTAGCGACTGGCTGGAGCGGGAAGGCCTGCAGGTCATCGCCACGCGCGTCTCTACCGGTCCGGAGTGTGCTGTCATCATCGAGGACGGCACATCTACACAGATGCAGACTCCTGAGCCTGAGCCCAACTACGACGAGTTTTAAAGGAGGAAAACATGGCATTTCAGATTACTAAGGGAAAGATTCCCGGCGCACAGAAAATCGTCATTTACGGCCCGGAGGGCATCGGCAAGACCACTTTCGCCAGCAAATTCCCGGAACCGCTCTTCATCGACACGGAAGGCTCCACCAAGCACATCGACGTTTCTCGGTTCCCGGCGCCGTCGTCCTGGCAGATGCTCCTCAGCGAGGTAGACGAGGTCATCAAGGACCCCGGCCTCTGCAAGACGCTCGTGATCGACACGGCCGACTGGGCCGAGACGCTGTGCATCCGGCACATCTGCGACAGCAAGCACGTCACCGGCATCGAGGACATCGGCTATGGTAAGGGATACGTGTACGTCCGTGAGGAGTTCGGGCGGCTCCTCAACAAGCTCTCTGACCTGACGGCCAAGGGCGTCAACGTTGTCGTCACGGCCCACGCCATGATGCGCAAATTCGAGCAACCCGACGAAATGGGCGCCTATGACAGATGGGAGCTGAAGCTGAACAAGCAGACCGCTCCGCTCCTCAAGGAATGGCCGGACGCCCTGCTCTTCGCCAACTACCGCACCCACGTGGTAGAGGTCAACGGCGTAAAAAAGGCCCAGGGCGGAAAGCGCGTCATGTACGCCTCGCACAATCCCTCCTGGGACGCCAAGAACCGGTTCGGGCTGCCCGACATGATGGACTTCTCCTACGATCCACTCCGCAAGGTCATCGAGGGCGTGGACGCGCCTGCTCCGGCACCGGTCCCCATGCCTGCACCGACACCCGCACCGGCTCCGAAGCCCGCAAAGAATGCCGAACCGAAGAAGGAGCCCGCAAAGCCCGCCGTCCAGCTCGCCGACCGTGATTACTACTGGGTGACGACTGACGGCAAGGAGTACTTCTACAAGACCTCAAAGGGACAGCCGATGCCGTCCAAGGACAGCCTGGCTATCTCCAGGGAGATCACGGAGCGCGAGTTCACAGCAAAGAAGCTCCTGAAGGCCGACAAGCCGAAGGAAGAGCCGAAGACGACACCGCAGGCCGCACCGAAGGAAGAAACTCCCGCCGAGGACCTGACCGGCATCGACCAGCGGATCGTGGATCTTATGAAGGGCTCCGGCCTGCACGTCTGGGACGTCGAGAACGTCTGCGTTTCCCGCGGCAAAGCTGCTTTTGGGCAGAAGCTCGCCGACTACCCCACAGGGCTCGTCAACTGGATCATCCGCTTCTGGAACAACATCGTGAAGCTGGCGGCGGAAATCGAGATTCCTTTTGACTAATCACAATCCAAGGAGGATTAAAAAAAATGGCAAACGATATGAAGAATCAGGTATTCGGATGGGACGACAACGGCTTCGTGGAGCTCCCGGACAGCGATTTCACCCAACTCGAGCCGGGCATCTACAACGCCCGCATCAAGACCTACGAGAAGGGCTACTACCAGCCCAAGGAAGGCGCGAAAACGCCCGCCTGCCCGCAGGCAACCGTACATTTCGAGATTGAGAGCGACGCCGGCACCACGACCCTCACGAGTAAATACTGCCTGTATTCAGGCTTTCCCTGGGGCGCCAAGCTGAAGAACCTGTTCTCGGCCCTGGGCCAGACGGACGCCAACGGCAACGTCCGCATCAGCTTCGACGCCATCGTCGGCATGGAGTGCCGGGTTGACGTCACCAAGGATCCCGACCCCAACGACGCCACCAAGTTTTATAACCACATCGGCAAAGTGCTGCCGCCGGCGGCCGCTGACGATTACGGCAGCTTCTGATCAGAGGGATAAGCCATGAGCGAAATCAAATTGCGGCCATATCAGGAGACAGCCCGCAAGGCTGTGGAGGCTGAGTGGGCCGCCGGCAGAAAGCGCACGCTCCTGGTCCTTCCTACCGGATGCGGCAAGACCGTCGTCTTTGCCAAGGTCGCTGAGGACGTCGTTCGCGAGGGTGGCCAGGTGCTTATCCTGGCCCACCGTGGCGAATTGCTCGACCAGGCCTCCGACAAAGTGCGGAGGAGCACCGGCCTGGAGTGTGGTGTGGAGCGGGCGGAGCTGACGGCCACCGATGACTACTACCCGGTCACGGTCGGCTCCGTTCAGACGCTGATGCGGGAAAAGCGCATCACCCAGTACCCACCAGACTACTTCGGCACTATCGTCATTGATGAGGCCCACCACGTCCTGTCTTCCTCTTACCAGAAGATCCTCGATTACTTCTCGGACGCCAATGTGCTGGGCGTCACGGCGACACCGGACCGTGGAGACATGCGGAACCTGGGCCAGTTCTTCAATTCGCTGGCCTACGAGTACAAACTGCCGCAGGCCATCCGGGAGGGCTACCTCAGCCCCATCAAGGCCGTGACCATCCCGCTCAAGCTGGACCTCGGCTCCGTCGGAATCTCCCAGGGCGACTTTAAGGCCGGAGACCTCGGCGATGCACTGGAACCCTACCTGGAGCAGATCGCCACCGAAATGGAGGCCTACAGGGACCGCAAGACGGTCGTCTTCCTGCCCCTGGTGAAGACCTCGCAGAAGTTCCGGGACATCCTGATCAATCACGGATTCAGGGCGGCGGAAGTCAACGGCAACAGCGACGACCGCCGGGATATCCTCGATGCCTTCGACCGTGGCGAGTACGACGTGCTCTGCAATTCGATGCTCCTCACCGAGGGCTGGGACTGCCCCTCCGTGGACTGTGTAGTAGTACTCCGGCCCACAAAGGTGCGGTCGCTCTACTGCCAGATGGTGGGGCGTGGCACCCGGCTCTCACCGGGCAAGGACCACCTGCTCCTCCTGGACTTCCTCTGGAACACGGAACGGCACGAGCTGTGTCACCCGGCGGCGCTCATCTGCGAGGATGCGGAAGTCGCCAAGAAGATGACGGACAATGCTGCAGAAAACGCCGGCATGGTCATGGACATTGAAGCCGCCGAGAAGAAGGCCTCCGAGGATGTCGTGGCTCAGCGTGAAGCGGCGCTCGCCGCCAAGCTCGCAGAGATGCGGAAGCGCAAGCGGGCTCTGGTCGATCCGCTTCAGTTCGAGATGTCCATCCAGGCGGAAGACCTGAGCAGTTACAAGCCGACTTTCGGGTGGGAGATGCTGGCGCCGACAGAAGCACAGCGGAAATCGCTCGAAAAATACGGCATCTTCCCGGATGAGATCGACAGTCAGGGCAAAGCAAGCAAGATTCTCGACCGGCTCTCACAGCGGCGGGACATGGGACTTTCGACACCGAAGCAGATACGGCTCCTGGAGGGACGCGGCTTCCAGCATGTCGGTCAGTGGACCTTCGAGGCGGCCTCCAAGATGATCGGACGCATCAGCGCCAACGACTGGCGCGTCCCGCCCGCTGTAGACCCGCACACCTATGTGCCGCCCACGCCGGGCAAAACAGATCCAACATCATACATGGACGACTTTGCCGTCCCTGATTGGAGTTAAATTATGTTCAACATTGACGCCATTGACATACACGACCTGCTGGACGCGATCCCCTGCGCCGGCACGACCTACACAGAGTGGGCCGAGGTGGGCATGGCCCTCAAGGAGGAGGGCTACCCGCTCGAGCTTTGGGACCAGTGGAGCGCCACAGACCCCGCACGCTACAAGGCAGGCGAGTGCGCACGCAAGTGGAGGACGTTCAGAGGCGCGTCAGGCGCTTCTCCGGTCGCGGGCGGGACCATCTACCAGATGGCCGTCGAGCGCGGCTACAGGCCGCCCAAGGACGACGAGGAGGGCTTTGTATTCGGGTGGGACGATAACGTCTCACTCTCCGGCATAGTCCGGCCAGAGTACGTGGACCACAAGGACGTCAGCCACAAGGGAGACTGGGACCCGGTCAGGGAGATGACCAGATACCTGGAAACGCTTTTCGAGCGTTCCGATTATGTCGGGTATGTGGTCGATTCCTACGAGAACGAAAAGAAAAAATTCATCCCGGCCAACAAGGGAGTTTACAGCAGGACGGCCGGGGAGCTTCTGGACGAGCTGGCCAAATGCAAGGGCGACACCACCAGGGTCTTCGGTACACCCTCACCGCAGGGCGGCGCGTGGATCCGCTTTAATCCGCTCGATGGCCACGGCGTAGGCAACACCAACGTGACGGCTTACCGCTACGCCCTGGTCGAGTGCGACGACATGGATATCGACCTTCAGCGTGGCATGTATGAGGAGCTTCAACTGCCTATCAAGCTCATGGTGCACAGCGGCGGCAAGTCGCTCCACGCTATCGTCAAGATTGACGCCGATGATGCTGCCGAGTACCGCAAAAGGGTCGATTACCTCTACAAAGTATGCAAAGATAACGGCCTGATCATCGACACCCAGAACCGGAACCCGTCGAGGCTCAGCCGGCTCCCGGGCGTCATGCGTGACGGCAAGCGCCAGTACATCGTCTCCGGAGAATGCGGTCAGCCTACGTGGTCCGCCTGGGTGGAGTACATCGCCGCCGTCAAGGACGACCTCCCGGACACGGACAGCCTTGCCGATCAGTGGGATCATATGCCGCCGCTGGCTGAAGAGCTTATCGAAGGCGTGCTCCGGAAGGGGCACAAGATGCTCCTGGCCGGACCGTCCAAGGCGGGCAAGTCCTTCCTCCAGATAGAGCTTGCTATCTGCATTGCGGAGGGAAAGCCCTGGCTCGGATGGCCTTGCGCTCAGGGCCGGGTGATGTACGTCAACCTAGAGTTGGACAAGGCTTCGTGCTTCCACCGGTTCAAGGACGTTTACGAGGCGATGGGCTTCGCTCCGGATAACATCCGGAATATCGACATCTGGAACTTACGAGGGAAGACGGTCCCTATGGACAAGCTGGCGCCGATGCTGATCAGACGCGCCAAGAAGCACGACTACGTAGCCATCATCATAGACCCTATCTACAAGGTCCTGACCGGAGACGAGAACAGCGCCAGCGAGATGGCCAAGTTCTGCAATCAGTTCGACAAGATCTGCGCCGAGATCGAGTGCGCCACGATATACTGCCACCACCACAGCAAGGGCCTCCAGGGCGGCAAGGTCTCCATGGACCGCGCCTCCGGCTCCGGCGTATTCGCCCGAGACCCGGACGCACAGGTAGACATGATCGAGCTTCCGCTGTCTGATGCGGCACTCGCTCAGAAGCGATTCTCGGCGGACATCGAGGCCATTGAACGCTGGATTCACGAGCACTACCCGGCGTGGAACATCCTCGAAGCAATGGGCGACTACTCCAACGTAGACGAGGCGTTCACGAACACCGTCACCTACCTGGCGGACCATGTGGCGCTCACGTCACTCGACCGGGATATCATCGCCCAGAACCTCCGGGACGTCATCGACGCTGCCGACAGCTCGACCGGCACGGTCACCGCCTGGCGCCTCGAAGGGACGCTCAGGGAGTTCCCGAAGTTCCCGCCCAAGAACGTGTGGTTCGACTATCCGAGGCATACGTTGGACGATTCGGGAGTGCTGGCTGACATCAAGCCGGAGAGCGACAAACCCGCCTGGCAGAAAAAGGAACGGAAGAAAAAGCCCAAGTCGGACCCGGACGAGATGAACAACCAGGACATTCTGGAGGCCGCTTTCGCCGGTCTGGAGATGACCATGGACGACCCGGATGAGGGCGTCGAAATAGCCCGCCTGGTCGACGCGGTCGAGCACGCCGGGTACAAATTCAAGGCGGACACGCCCATGAGCAGTCGCAAAAGAACGGTAGGAACCTGGATTAAAAAGGCCGGGTCTGGATTCATCAAGGACGAAAAAGGCATCGTCAGAAGGGGTGAAAACAGGGTGAAAACAGGGTGAAAACAGGGTGAAAATAGGGTGAAAACAGGGTGAAAACAGGGTGAAAATAGGGTGAATTTTCACCTTTTCACCCATGAAAAAGGGGTGAAAGGGGGGTGAAAAGTAGGGTGAAAAGGTGAAAAACAGGGTGAATTTCACCCGTGAAAAGGTGAAAAATAGGGTGAAAATTCACCTTTTCACCCATGAAAAATAGGGGTGAAAGAAATATATATACTACGTATATATATTTTTACCCCCTATTCCATAGGTGGGTGTGGTGGGGTGGCTATCGCTCACGCCACCCACAACACCGCACCCACGGAACTAATTGGCGCTCGAAGATTTTTCAAGGAGGAAAAATGATAATCGATTTTTTCATAGCGATGAATCCGCCCACGGCTACCCACCAGGAGCAGCGCCATGTCATCAGCCACACCACCGGGAGAGTCGTCACGATTGACTCGCCGGAAGTCAAGGCGGCCCGGGCGAAGCTCACCGCATATCTGGCCGAGCACGCGCCCAGGGCGCCGCTGGATGGTCCGATCAGGCTGCAGGTGATGTGGTGCTTCCCCATCACCGGCAAACACAAGAACGGCGAGTACAAGACCAGCCGACCAGATACGGACAACCTGCAGAAGCTCCTCAAGGACTGCATGACGAAGTGCAAGTACTGGTACGACGATGCCCAGGTCTGCGTGGAGACGGTCGGGAAGCTCTACTCAGACAAGCCCGGCATCATGATCCAGGCGGAGGAGATCAACCATGCAGATGCGTGACCAGATAAATCTCGACCTGGCATGCCAGGGGCTTTACTGGGTGGCGCGTGGCATGGATCTCCGGCGGCAGGCATCGTGGGACGCACTGGTCGCTGTCGCCGGATGTATCGCAGAGAAATACAAGACCATCGAGGACCCGATTGAGGAGCCCCTCGACATATTACTCAAACTTGAACAGGCGGTAAAAGATGGACAACACATTCGCAACGGCAACTGATTGGGAAGATGATGGAGGTGGCAGAGCGTGGGACAGCCATGGACAACTGAACAGAAGATTAACGCGCAGGTTGATCGTATCGAGCGGAACCTGACCACGCTCCACTGCTATCTCCGGGAGCTTAGAGACGACCAGGGAGAAGATGTAGACAGGGTCAACTACATCGAATCCATCCGGTGCATTCTGGAAAGGATTGTGGAGAGACATGCCAAATGATCCATTACGACTTGACCCCTGCCCGCTCTGCGGTGGACATGTGCAGTACGTCTGGGGACCGGACGGAGCTGTCA